AAGAAACTGGTGGTGAAGGTGCTCCTGCTAACCAAACTCAAGGTAGTGCAAAAGCTCAAGTTGATTTCGATATCAGCATGGTTAATGCTCCTGCACAAGTTATCGCTGGTTACGTTAAAATCTCTCGCCAAATGTTAGATGACGTTCCTGCTATGACTTCTTTCTTACAATCTCGTTTGTTAGAAAAATACTTAGTAGCTGAAGATGCTCAGTTATTATTCGGTTCTGGTTCTGGTGTTAACTTGACTGGTTTGACTATCAACGCTGCTGCTCCAACTGGTGCTGCAACTGTAGACGTTGAGCAATTAGTACAAGCTATCGCACAAGTAGAAGCAAGTAACTACTCTGCAACTGGTATCTTGATTAACCCTACAGATTGGGCTAACATCGTAAACACTAAGAACACTAACTCTGCGTACTCTTTACCAGGTTCTACAGTGGTTACAACTGATGGTCAACTATCTATCGCTGGTATTCCTATCTTCAAGTCTACAGCAATGACTGCTGATAAGTTCTTAGTAGGAGACTGGTCAATGGGTGCTCAAATCATGCAACGTAATGGTATCTCTGTTCAATTCTTTGAGCAAGATGGTAACAACGCTATTGAGAACATGATTACAGTTCGTGTTGAGGCAAGAATCGCATTCCCTATCTACTACGCTGGTGCGTTTGTATATGGTGATTTCGGTAACGTAGCTTAATCTTAGATTAACTCAAATATAAAGGGGGCAGCCGCAAACTGCCTCCTTTTTTATGTCTACTATATTTTAGTTATTTTTGTAAAAATATCGGTATATGCAGATTATAAGAGATGTCACAACCACAATAGAGCCAGTTTCTGAACCAATAACATTGGCCGAAGCTAAGAACTATCTAAAGGTTGACTTTGATGATGATAACGACTTAATTAGCTCTTTAATAGTGGCTGCCAGGGTTAGATTAGAGAAATATGCTGGTGTGGCTATGACAGCTCGTACTTTACAAGTTGTAGCCTATGTAGATGAGTTTATTGAACTTCCATACGCACCACTTAACAATATTACCAAGGTTGAATACTGGGATAATAACGATTGGACAGAAATGACAATCCCTCAGTACAATATCTTAGGCACTACTTACAAGAAGATATACATGAACTCCTTTACTCACATGGAGTTTAGATTTACTTATACTTGTGGTTATGCAACTACTCCTGCAATAATGAAAACAGCCTTGTATAAGATACTTGCTGATTTATACGATTACAGAGAATCTTCTGTTGAGGATAGTAAACCAAATGCTAATATAGCATCTGCATACGAACTAATGAAGCCTTATAAACGAGTAAGCATAATATTATAATGATAAGTAGACTTAAAAATAGGATTACTTTCCAATCTAAGGTTTCAGAATCTGATGGTGCTGGTGGTCAAATCTTAACTGATGTTGACTACTATACTTGTTGGGCTGAGATATTTAGGGATAATCAAAACAAGACAAACATTGCTGGTAAGGATTCTATATCAGATAACATTGTTTTTAGGATAAGAGATGCCAATAGTATCTCTATTTCTAATGACCTTACTATTTTGTATGATAGCAATATCTACTTGATTAGCAGCGTAATAGATGAGTTTGACAGCCACAACTATTTAAGAATCACTTGTTCTACTTTAAAGAGAGTTGGTACTTGGGATAGTATTACTGCTTTTTGGGAGAATATTAGTTCAAACTGGGAACTTACTTAATGTCATTTACTATAAATAAAACAGCAAGTGTTACTAACCTATCAAAAAGGTTAAAGGCGGCACCTCATGCAATTACTCAGCAAATACAGAAGATTATCAATGAGTCTGTATTAGCCATAGAAAGTACGGCAAGAGCAAGAGCACCACAAGGTAAAACTGGTAAATTAAAGGCTTCTATTTATAGCACTCCTTACACTTTAAATGGTGGGGCAAGAGTTGGCTCTGGCGGAACTATGGGTAGAAGGTCTAATTATTCACCTTTTGTTGAATTTGGTACTGGTAATGAATTTCAAATTCCAGTGTATAGAAACCTAAGTATGAACAAACTTGAGGGCTATGCAAAGACGTTTCAACGGAGTAATGGAAATTTAGTAAATTTGCCCCATAGACCATTCTTATTTAACTCGGCTTCAGAAGAACTATATAAAATGGTTAGTAAAATAAAAAAAATTAAAATATAATGGCTACTCTTCAAGGTAAAGCGGTAAAAAATACATATAGACAAGTATTACAGATTGGTGCTAATAATGTTGGGGTAAGTGCTAGTTTACAACCAGTTCAAGATGGTGCTGGAGTAAATACAGCTTTATCGCTTTCTACAATAGCCGCAACCGTTACTGGTGATTTAACCGTAACTGGTGATTTAATTATTACTGGAGGTGGTTTACAAATTAAGGAATTGATTGATGATACAGTTGCCGCTTTGATTAGAAATGGTACTGGTATCACTTGGACTTATAACGATGCTGCAAATAGCTTAACTGGTAACTTTACTGGAACTACAAGCGTAGTGCCAGAGGGAAGTAACTTATACTATACTCAAGGTAGATTTGATTCAGCTTTCGCTGCTAAGAGCACAACAAACTTGGCAGAAGGAACGAATCTTTATTTTACAGAAGCAAGAGGTAACGCAAACTTTGCTACTAACCTTGCCGCAAGTGATACAAATGATTTAGCAGAAGGTTCTACTAATCTTTATTACACTAACGCAAGAGCAAGAACTGCTTTAAGCGTAACTGCTGGAACTGGTCTTTCTTACGATAACACAACTGGTGTTTTCAACTTAGCTGCTATTCCTAATGCAAGTTTAAGCAATAGCTCAATCACAATAAATGGTCAAGCGGTATCATTAGGTGGTTTAGTTACTTTGACTACAACAAACATTGCTGAAGGAACTAACTTATATTGGACAGAGGCAAGAGGTAACTCTAATTTTGCAACTAATTTATCTGCATCAACAACAACTAACTTAGCAGAGGGTACAAACCTATACTACACTCAAGCAAGATTTGATACTGCTTTTAGTAATAAGAGTACAACCAATTTGGCTGAAGGAACCAACCTTTACTATACACAAGCAAGATTTAATAGTGCTTTAGCTGCAAAGACAACTACAGATTTAGCAGAAGGCACAAACTTATATTACACAGATGCTCGTGCAAGACTTGCATTATCATCATCTGCGACTGGATTATCTTACGCTAACAATAGTGGTGTATTTAGCTTAACTGCTGGTTATGCGATTCCTACTACTGTAAAATTAGGCCAATACGATATAGCTTACAATCGTTCTATCGTATCTGCTGCAGTAACTGGTACATCAACAAAGACTTTAAGCCTAACTCAACAAGATGCTAACGTAATAACAGCAACTTGGACTGACCAAGGTATAACAACAATAAACGGAACTGCTAATCAAATAGCAGCTACAACTGTAGGTAATACTACAACACTTGCATTTACTAATGACGTTACAATGCCAAACAACTTAGTTGTAAGTGGTAATTTAACTATCAATGGTACTGCAACTTATGTAAACACAGAATCAATATCTTCTAAAGACCCATTGTTTGAGGTAGCTAATACCAACAACACAACAGATGCGGTTGACATCGGATATTATGGTAGATACTATGATGCGGTTCAAGAAAGAGTAGAGTTTACTGGTTTATTCAGAGATGCTTCTGATGCTGGTAAGTTTAAGATATTTACTGGTTTAGTAGATGAGCCTACAAACGTAGTTAACACTACTGGAACTGGTTATACAGTTGCAACTTTAGTTGCTAACGTAGATGGTAACTTAAATGGTACCGCAAACGCTGCAAACATCTTATCTACTGCAAGAACAATAGCTGCAAGTGGAGATGCTACTTGGTCAGTTAGCTTCAATGGCTCTGCAAACGTATCATCTGCCTTAACATTGGCTAATACTGGAGTTACTGCTACAACTTACGGAACTTCTACTGCTGTACCTACAATCGCTGTAGATGCTAAAGGTAGAATTACAAGTGCTTCTAATACAAATATTGCTTTTCCAGTTACAACAGTTAACGGATTTGCTGGAACTGTTGTTTTAACAACATCAGATGTTGCTGAGGGAACAAATCAATACTTTACTACAGCAAGAGCACAAGCTGCTATAACTGGTGGTGCATCAAGCGTAGTAACTGCTAACTTAAC